CTCGAACGCATTTTTCCACAAAATTTTCAAAGTTAGGCAATGGGTAGGCAGCCAAAACCAACGGCTCTAAAAGTTCTTCACGGCGATTTTGCCAAGAATCCACAGCGAAGGAACAAGGCAGAACCGCAGGTGACCGCCGGAATTCCCGATTGTCCGAACTGGCTGACGAAGGATGCCCGCCAAGAGTGGAAGCGAGTAACGGAAGAGCTGAAATCAATGAACGTTGTAACGCCTCCGGACAGAGCAGCCCTTGAAGCGTATTGCATTATTCACGGACGCTGGCGGGAAGCATTGCGGCAAATCGCCAGGGAGGGGCTGACGCTGAGTTCAGAAACAGGATCGTATGAGAATCCTGCCTCGAAGATTGCGGCACGTTGCGAGGATCAAATCCACAGATACCTGTGTCAGTTTGGCCTGACTCCTGCCTCAAGATCACGGGTCAACGTAACACAAGAAACGGCACCAGCAAGGATGAGACGACAGCGTTGAAAATCGACAAAGTCACAAAGCGATGGATTCGAAACGAAGCCGACGAAAGAGCGGCTGCGAACGGATGCCGCATGGACGAAGCTCGGGGCCAGTTCGTGATCGACTGGGCGCGGGACAATCTTGTTTTGTGGGAAGGTGACTGCGCTGGACTGCCGCTGATTGCCAGCGACTGGCAGGCTGATTGTGCAATGCGTCTATTCGGCTGGGTCAAAATGTCCGCACGGTGGAAGCGCGAGGTGCGGCGATTCCGCGAGGCGTTGATTGGCAAGCCTAAGAAGAACAAAAAATCGCCGACCGTGGCGTGGTGGGATCTCTATTTGTTGGATGGTGACGGTGAGCCGGGGCAAAACGTTTACACGGCAGCCAAGGACGGGCAGCAGGCTCGGATTGTTCAGGGCCACGCAATTAAAATGGTTCAGGCATCGCCAACGCTGTCGGCCTACATGCGGATAAACAAAACTGATTCAAGTATCACGGTCGACGAAACAAACTCGGCAATGAGGATTCTGAGCAGCGACAACGTTGCCTCTCAGAAGTCGAAGGAAGGGCTGAACGGATCATGCTCCGTGGACGAAATTCACGTTGTTGATGCGGAGTTCATGAAGCGAATCAGCCGCATGGGGATTAGCCGTTCAGAGCCGATGATTATCCAGGTGACGACGGCGGGCAACGACCCGACAAGCTACGGAAAGCAGCGTTACGACTACGGCAAGCGAGTCGAATCCGGAGCATTTGAAAACGAGTCGTTTTTCTTTGACTGGCACGAAGCTCCATTCGATCTGACCGACGACGATTTGAAGAAAGACCCGATCAAGTTCGGCATGATGGCAAATCCGGCATGGGGCCACACTGTCGGAGAAGAGGAATTCATTTCGGACTTGCAGAGCTGCGATACTCCGTCAGCGTTGCGAACGTTCAAAATGTACCGGCTAAACATCTGGCAGCAGTCGTCAAATCCATTCCTGCAGGCTCACGACTGGGAAGCCTGCCAGCGTGATGTTTCTTGGGAGCATCTCGAAACGTTGCCATGCTGGGCTGGGCTTGACCTGTCACGAACTCGCGACTTGACGGCACTCTGTCTTTGCTTCAAAGACCATGACGGCACGCTGCACTTTCGGTGGTGGTTCTGGATGCCTGAAGACACGGCAAAACAGCGTGTTGCAGCGGCTCCATTTACTGACTGGGAGCATGATGAAAAGGCTCAATTGACCCTGACAGATGGGGACTGGATCGACTATGATTATGTCTGGTCAACACTGTGCCAGATCGGAGAGCGATTTCAGATACAAAAACTACTTTATGACAAGCGATTCGCAGACTATTTGATTCAGCGTGTTACGGTTGGAGAGCAGAACAGCGACGGGACTTGGAAGCATCGGCCCGCAGAGTTTCCAATTGAAGAATGTGGGCAAGGCCCGTTCATTTTGAATGAGCCGATCGAGGAATTCGAAAAGCTCGTGATGTCCCACAAATTGACGCACGATGGAAACCCAATCGCCGCATGGCAGGCCAGCAACGTGACAAGGGGGAAGAATGGCCTGCTCTGCAAACCTAACGGCAAAGACGATGTCAGGACAATCGACGGAATGCAGGCAGCCGTCATGGCTCTTGCTGGTGTCGAAAAAGGTGAATCAAGCTTCGCATATTCCACCGCCGGTTCAGGCGTCGTTCTTTTCTAAGGTGCTTTGAATGTACGGCGTTTCTGAAATCATCGCGAATCCATCCCCGATCGGCAGCGGTCTGCAGAACTTGTCGGCGCGTGACGCAGGAGGGTGGACTTCAATCATCGGTGGCGGCAAGTCATCGGCAGGCGTCCGGGTTACTCCGATGTCAGCGATGGGGTATCCACCGCTCTGGCGTGCAATCAATCTGATTAGTTCACGGGTGTCATGCCTTCCGTTTGACTGTTTCAAGCGAGACGGAAGTGACCGGCAATACGATGAACAGCATCCAGCCAACATCATGTTCTCCGGCGACATGAATGAAAACATGAGCGCGGGAACGTTCATGGAAGTCATCACGGCGATGGCGGCATTGTATGGAAACGGATACGCCGTTATTGATCGAGACTCCCGAGGCAATCCGCTGGAGATGTATCTGCTTGACCCGCAGAAGACGTTTCCCGCAATGTATGACGGGGCTTTGTGGTACGTGACGCGAATTGAGCATGAGGAAATCAAGTTTCCGCAGCGGGACGTTTACCACTACAAAGGCTTGAGTCACAACGGCATTCAGGGCATGAATGTCATTGACATCATGAAAGACGCTCTTGGCGTCGGCATGGCGGCTCAGCAGTTCGGCGGGCGATTCTTTGGGCAAGGGTCAAACGCTGGCGGCATCCTGATGATTCCAGGTCACTTCAGCGAAGAGAAGATTAGGAACACAATTGACGCATGGGAGAAGATGACGCAGGGGCTACAGAAAGCCCATAAAGTTGCACTGCTGCAGGACGGGGCGAAGTTCCAGCAACTCACCATCACCAACGACCAGGCGCAGTTTCTTGAGACGCGGCAATACGAAATTCGGGCGACGGTCGGAAACATTTACGGCATCCCACCGCACAAGCTGGGAGACGACAGCCGGACGAGCCACAACAGTCTGGAGTCAGAGAATCAATCGCTGCTCGATGATTGCCTGAATATGTGGTTAAAGCGGCACGAGTGGGAGTCGAGGAGAAAACTGCTGACTGATCGGCAGCGAAAAAACAATACTCACTTCTTCGAGTTCAACCGCGAAGCGTTGATTCAGATGTCATACGAAGCAAAGACAAATGGGATTTATCGACAGATTGAAATGGGCCTGATTACATGGAACGAAGGCCGGAGAATGATGAACATGCCTGACATTGGACCGGATGGCGACAAGCGATTTCATCCGGCAAACTGGATGGAAGACGGCGTTGAACCTGCTCAACAGCCTGCCCAAGCGGTGCAAAATCCCGCGCAAACCCCGGACAAAACACCACCCGAAACGCCACAGAACAACGTATTGCGGGCCATGATTGCCAGTTCCGTGACAAATGCTCTAAGGATCGAGTCCGACCGTGTCGTGCGTGCTGCAAAGCGGCCTGATGCGTTTCTGTCGTCAGTCGATGCAATCTATGAAACATGGACCGACACGTTCACGGCTGATCTCGGCTGGCAGTCGGCCGAAACAGTCGTCGCAATCGCAAAGCACACCGAGGAAAGCAAACGGCAGGTCATGGACGTGGCTGGCGTGGCGACAAGTTCAACGCTTGAGACTCACGTCAGGGATCTGGTTGCGTGCTGGTCTGATCGTGGGCAAATTCTGGTTGATAATCTTTTGAAGGCGGCGGTGAAATGAGACCACAAACAAAACTCACGGCAACAATTCCATCGCTGCGGGATTCCGTATTCGATTCAAACTTCAAAATCACGTGCGCCGTTCAGGCCGATAGCGTCGACGTGTGGCTTCACGGCATTGTCGGCGACGAATACACGCAAACGGACTCGGCATCGATCAGCAAAGTGCTGATGTCGAATCGCGGCAAGCCATTAAATCTGTACGTGAATTCCCCTGGCGGGCTGGCGTACGATGGAGTTGCCATTTTCAACGCGATTCAGGCTCACACGGGACCGACGACCGGCATCATCGAGGGGCTGGCAGGATCGGCAGCCAGTCTCGCGGTGATGGCCTGCGACACGATCAAGGCTTATGCCACAAGCAAGTTCCATCCGCACTATTCGCTCTGCATTGCGATGGGCCACAAGGCTGACATTGCTGACACGCTGCTGATGATGGAGAAGCTCGACGCGGATCTTGAACAACTTTACGCTACTCGCACGGGAAACTCAGTTGAGGCTACAAAGTCGCATCTGATCGGGCCGCATGGCGACGGGACGCACTTCACAGCGGCTGAAGCAAAGGCTGCAGGCTATGTCGATGAGGTGATCCAGATTACCGGCAAGACTCCGCAGGGAAGCAAGCCAAAGAACTCAGTCAGTGTCGATCGTTTGCGAATGTGGAAACGAGCATTGACACGGTGACATTCATCCGCTAACAATTCACGCATCAGCTCAGCGATCCATGAGGACACGCGGGCAAATTTCGATCTGATGTTCATGAGAAGCGTCAATCGTTTTCAGTCTTGGTATTTCCAACACTGTCAGCGACTGACGCTTTTTCTGTTGGTCCTGACGCAAAATCAAAGGACTAACAATGGACGAATTTGCAAAACTTGTTGGCGAGCGAACCACGCTACTCGATCAAGCTCAGGCACTGGTCGACGCAGGCGTGACGGCTGGCTCACTCAGCGAAGACGATGACAAGAAGATCACGGATTTGCACAATCAGGCAGAAGCACTGACTGCAAAAATCAACGATCTGCAGGCCGCAAACGATCGAGCCGCAAAAGCACAGGAAACGCAGAACAAGCTGAAGGCAACTCGACTGAATCCGCTTGTTAATCGCATCAAAGCGATTGGAACAAACGCACCGGCAATGCCATCAAACGCTGGTAATGAACCGTTTAAGGTACCTGCAAAAGCACGCCGATTCGAGCCGACAAACTTCGTCCAGGAGTCTGTTGACGGGCGAGACGCTGCCGAGCGTGCCTATCGTTTCGGCCAGTGGGCAATGGCTCGTGCTACTGCCTGCTTGCCTGCAAAATACCAGTTCACCAACTCGATCGACTTTTGCCGTGAACAGGGCATTTTTAACGTTCATGGCGAGGGCGGATCAGATGTTTCCAACGCGGGCGTGTTTGTTCCTGAAGAATTCATGGTCGATGTAATTCGGCTGGTTGAACGCTATGGAGTGGCTCGGCAGATCTTCCGCACCGTGCAGATGACTTCGGAAACGCTGAAGCGTCCGCGACGTGTTGGAGGCTTGACTGCCTATGCAGTCGGAGAAAACCAAGCCGGAACCGAAAGCGATGCTGAATGGAGCGAGGTCCGATTGCTCGCCCGTAAGTTTATGGTGCTGACTCGCATGAGCAAGGAACTGAGCGAGGACGCATCGATCTCAATTGCGAATGAGTTACTGTTTGAAATCGCACTGGCATTTGCCACACGCGAGGACAACTGCTGTTTCAACGGCGATGCTACATCCCAGTACAACGGGATGAGCGGAATTCGCACGAACCTCGCGACGTTGACGGCTGGAACTGCTCCGGGCTTGATTGCTGGTGCTGGTTCGACTTGGGCTTCATTGACGCTGGCGAACTTCAACAGCGCTGTGGCTGCTCTTCCGCAATACGCAGCAGCGGCGGCCCCTCGGTGGATCTGTTCGCGTCCGTTCTACTTCGGCGTGATGGAGCCTCTGCTGCAGGCTGCTAATGGTGCTGTTTCCAGCATCATCCAGGACGGTGCCGGAAATCCTCGATTCCTCGGCTATCCCGTCACAATCAGCCAAGCGTTTCCGACAGCGACAGCATCAGCGACGATTCCGGTCGTGCTTGGAGACTTCCAGATGTCCTGCATGTTTGGCGATCGTCGCATGATGGAAGTTGAGTTTTCCGACAGCGTCACCGTTGGTGGTCAGTCTGTCTGGGAACGTGACCAGGTAGCCGTGAAGGCAACTGAGCGGTTCGACTTTGTTAACCACGATTTCGGAACCAACAGCGTGGCTGGACCAATTGTCGGTATTCGAACGACATAACGACCGCAGGTCATTTTCATAGGTGGCTGAGGCTGTTTCTCAGCCACCAGTTTTGCGAACAATTCCAAGAGGAAAATAATAATGACAGGATATCGGCAGGACATCAAGGTGGTTTCAATCACACCACCAGCCGTCATCAGCGACAATGCAACGCTGACTACCGGCGAAATCGATACCAGAGGATGGGATCATCTGGACATTTTCGTGTACGAAGGTGCCACAGACATTGCAATGGCAGCTCTGAGCATCACAGAGTCTGACACTTCAGGAAGCGGCCACGCAAACATCACTGGCCTTGTATGGGGCACGTCAACGAACATCGACGGAACAACATCGGCATTGCCGTCGGCGACTGATGACAATCTGTTTCAGCTTGGGCAGATCGATTTGCGGGGCCGGAAACGGTACATCGATGTCACTGCAACGACTGGAGACGGTGCGGCCGGAACCTACATCGCAATCTTTGGCATTCTTCGACGCGCCAACGTATCGCCAACAAGTGCGTCTGAAATGGGCTGCAACGAGGTTCTGAGAGTCTGATGCAGTCAATCACGTTCATTCGTGCGTGGAGAGGTCGAGCCGTGGGTCAGATTGACTCACGGCTTACCCTCGGCGTGATGACGACGCTTGTGCAGTCTGGTACAGCCAGATTCAACGAAACGCAAACCGAATCAGGGCAGACAATGCAACAGGCGAGACAAGAACGAAAGCGGCGATGAGCATCACTTACAAAGTTACCACAGAGCCAACAACAGAGCCGCTGACACTCGATGAGTTCCGCGACGCTCTGCGAATTGGAACGTGTGACTTTGACGTTGAGCTTCGAGAACTGCTGAAGTCTTGTCGGCAGACGGTTGAATACGACTCTTACAGAAAGTTCGTCACGCAAACCGTCACGATGTATCTGGAAGAGTTTCCGTCTGAGGACGAAATAGAGTTTAGAATCGCTCCAGTAACGGCGGTGGTGTCAGTCAAGTATTACGACACTGACGGAACGCTACAAACGTTGCCATCGTCTCAGTATTGGACGAACTTCATCGAAACACCAAGCGAAATCTGCATCAAGAACGGCTATGTATGGCCGCTGACTCAGCTTGACAGGCCAAACGCGGTAGAGATTGCTTTGACCTGCGGGTATGGGGCAGCATCAGCGGTAGATACAACGGCAAAGCTTGCAATCAAAGAGCTTGCGAAAATGCGTTGGCGTGGATGCCAAGGAGATGAAACAACATACAGGCGATTGCTGTCCGCGATCCAGTGGACGGGATACGGAATGGAGCAGGAATGAACTGCGTTTCCGACTACGACAAAAAAGTGACGATTCAAAAAGCTGTGGGCACTGCTGATGCTCACGGACACATAGACATTACAACCGCAGCCAACTGGCACACATACGCCACAGCATTCTGTAAGGTCATCACAAAGGGTGGTCGAGAGTTCTGGAAAGTGCAGCAGGTTAACGCGGACACTGAGCAGGCATGGACGACGCAATGGTCAAAAACGATTCAAAATGTCACGCCTGACATGCGGCTTGTTTTTGAGGGGAACACGTACGAGATCCTGACGGCAATCGATGTCAACATGGACCACGAAGAGATTCAGATTTTGACCCGTCGCAAGGTGGTGTAATGTTTGGGTTAAGCGGTGATCGCGAACTAAAAAAGCAGATGGAGAAGCTGAGCAAAGCCGTCAATAACAGGATCTCTAAAAAGGCATTGGGTGTTGGCACAAAAATTGTCGCCAAGGCCATTAAGAAGCAGATTCCGAACAGTCAGAAGAGCGCGAGAAAAGCAATCGGGGCATCTGTTCAGAGACCAAAAAAAGGAGCATGGAAAGGCTGGACGTTTGCCAAGGCTGGTGCTGGAGTAGGAATGAAAAAGGAAAAGCGTCAGCGGAAGAGTGCGGAAGCAAAGTTCAACCGCAAGAGCAAACGCAAAGGCGTTGGCATTGGTGTCTCGAACATCATGTGGCTGCTTGAGGGAACGGACAAGCGATACACGGGAACGAAACGAGTCGGGGCACACAAACGCGGCAACAAAAAGCGCGTCGACACTGGTAAGCCGAAAAAATACACGGGGCGAATGAGAAAGTCAGGCTACGTGCAAAAAGCCGAACGAGAAACACGGTCACAAGTCTCCCAGGCAATTCGTGGTGAAGTAATGAAGGGAATTCAGAGAGAGATGGCAAAAGCATGAGAAGCGGGCTGGTGTCACTGTTGGCGAACGAAGCGACGGTCAACGCAATTTGCGGATCAAGAGTTTACGTCACAAAGGCACCACAGAGAGCCGCTTTTCCGCACATCGTCATCACTCAAATGAGCAGCGAAGAAAACGCCAGCATGGACGGGGCGTCGGGTCAACTTCGGTTTATCAACTTTGACATCGATTGCCGGGCTACAACCAGCGTTAAGGCCGAAGAACTGGCAAACGCCGTCAGAGTGTTTTTGGATGACTATTCCGGAGCGGCTGGAAGTTACACGATAGGAGCCGTCGTAATGAATGACGAAAGCGACGACTACGAATCACCGCAGGATGGTTCTGATATTGGCGTCCATGTCGTGACGCTGGATCTTGATGTTCAGTTCAACTCATAAGGAACAATCGAAATGGCCAAGATTCGGTGCAAAGGCACAATCATTAAGCAGACAATTTCAGCATCGCTCACAGCGGTCGCGCAGATCACTGATTTTAATCACGACGGGGCGGAATCGGAAACATTCGACGCGACCACCTTGGACACATCCGGGGCTGGCAAAGAGTACAGTCAAACGGGCTACTCTGAAGGCGGAAATTTTGGGTTCACAATTTTCTATGATGACACCTTAGTCGGCCATCAGGCCATCACTGATCTTGTGACGACTCCGGCGTCATGTGTTTGGAACATCACTACGACAGCGGCTACGGCAGCGGCTATGGCGTTCACTTCTGCCGGTGTTGGTTTCGGGTTTACCGGAGCCATGAACGACGGATTGAAGGCCGACGTGAGCCTTAAAATTACTGGCCTGCTCGCATACTCAACATAATCGGGGGCAGCGTTGAAAATCAAGTTTGTGCGATCGGACAACGGCGTGGCGGCAGCATACGACACGCCAGAATACGCGGACCAAATCGACAAAAGCTCCGGGCAGCCATTTTGGAAGCTTGGGGCGGTCGTTTCGGTCGAGCGTCGCGGCGCTCAATTGCTTGTCGGAAATGGCGACTGTGAGCCTGCGGACGAAGAAGCCGAAGAGGCGTGCAAAGGCTGGCGAGAAAAACGAACAGAAGTTCTGCTGTCTCGCGAAATGCTGGCACATGCCATCGACCCCGAAGACCGTGAGCGGTTTCGAAACGGTGAGATTTTGGGCTATGACGCGAACGGAAATGACATACCCGGCCCGAATTGGGTCGAGCCGGACGACGACGACACTGAAGAGGATGACGAATGAGAGTGATTCCAACGGCGGAGCAGTTTTTGACATCGCCAGAACTTGCTCAGGCCAAAAAGGATGTTCCAGTTCCGGAACTCGGTGCGGGCATGGTGATTCCGGTTTGGGGCATGACTCCCCGCGAGCGATCAGCATGGGAAGACAAGCAGACGCAGTTGTCCGAATCAAAGCGAGCGAAGCACAAGCTGCAGGTGCGTGAGCGAATCCTTGTCGAGTGCTGCCGGAACGATGACGGCGTTCAGTTGTTTACGGCAGATCAGATTGAGCAGCTCGGCAAGCGTCGCGGCGATGTCATTGAACGGCTCGTTAACGTTGCCTTGGATCTGTCTGGGTTTTCGGAACAGGATATCGAGAAGATCGCAAAAAACTCAGACGCAGCCCTCGAAGACTGACGGCACTTCGACTGGCTGAACACGTCGCGAGAACGACTGATGTTGATGAAATGCTGTCGAAGATGTCACACCAGCAATTTGATGAGTGGTGTGCGAAGGACATTATTGAACCGATCGGAACAAGTGAACCAGTATGCCGGATTCTCACCAAAATCGGCAGAATGATTGCGGCGTTTATGGGGCAGGAAATGAAAGACCGTGATTTCATGCCGTGGATTGCAAAACATAAAAAGCGATCGAAGCCAAAAGCCCTTTCGCCAAAGCAAAGCGCCATCGCGATCTCTACTCACCTGCGAATGCTCGTAGGGGGTGGCTAATGGCGTTTCTCGGCGACTTGGTTGTCCGAATCGGAGCAAATGCCAACCCGTTCACGACTGCGATGAAGAAGGCACAGTCGATGACGCAGACGTTTCGCAATACGCTCAAGGACATGCAAAAGACAGCATCAGTTTTTGCGAAAGTCGCCGCGTCAATCAAGGCCGTCAACAATCAAATGGACCGTCTGATTCATGTTTCACGCCGTGCACTGGACGCAACGCAGAATCTCGCCAGGGCAGAACACCTGCAGGCAATGAATCGGCTACGTGAACTGAAAATGGTCCAGTCAATGCAAGAACGTCCACAGCGACGTACGTCAATGCTGGACATCGCAGGCGGCATCGGTATTGCGTCAACCGTTCAGGCTGGACTTGGCAGCATTGTCGACATGGCTAAGGCTACCGTCAATCTTGCTGCAGACGCCCAAACGGCACAGATCACTTTTGAGGTTCTGACAGGAGATGCGGCACGAGGGGCGAAGCTTTTTAAGGACATTGAGAAGTTTGCGGCGCGAACATCTTTTGACCTGACATCGGCAGCAGACGCGACGAAAAGCCTAATGGCTGCGGGCGTGGGCGAGTCCGACGTTCTCAACACGATGCAGTTGCTCGGCGACCTGGCAATGGGGGACGCGAACAAGCTCGGCTTCCTGTCAAAGGCTTACACCGATGTCATGAACAAAGGCAAACTGCAGGGGCAGGAAATCCGCCAGTTCGCAGAAAATGGCGTCGGCCTCGTCGGGGCATTGGCTTCGTCGATGAATAGAACCAATGCGGAAATTTTAGAGATGTCGGAGGCGGGAAAGATTTCATTTGCTGACATGAAGAAGGCTCTGGAGTCCCTGACCGGGCCGGGCGGTCGATTTTTTGGCATGATGGCAAGGATTAACGAAACGTTCACGGGCCAATGGAATTCACTGGTTGAAAACATCCAGACGTTTGGCCGCGATCTTGGGGCGTTGGTGCTGCCGAAGCTGACCGCCATCGTTGCTGAGACAAACAAGCTGTTGACTGCGTTTAATTCGCTTGGCGATGCCAAGTGGAGATTTGCTGGCGAGCTAATTGTTGCGTCTTTTGACGTGGCAATGGAGACGATTAAGCTGCACTGGGCTGACATGCTAAACAGTATGCTCGACCAAGTAATGAAGATCGACTGGAAGCAGTTATTGAATCCATTTGGCGGGATCAATATTAACGACCTGCGACCTGAAGCAAAGCCAGCGAACCTGCAGGAAGCACAGGCAAGGCTTCAGGGGCTAATCGGTAAGCTTCAAGGAGCAGGTGATCGGCAAAAATTGGCCGACATTGGTGGCGACGGCCCCGGATTCAATCGCAAATGGGTAGAGAAAAAAGTTCCCAAAACAGTGGCAGAAGCTGCGAAGGGATTATTCGAAAGCCTGCAGGGGAAATTGGCTGGTGCTCAAATGAGCGTGACTGGAATGGTTGACCGCGCAAAGATTCAAGGCGGTGCGATTGCTGGTATGTTCTCAAACTGGTTTGGATCACCGGACTGGGACAAGCAAAAGAAGCAAGAGCCACAATTAGCTGGGGCAATGGCGGCTGGATCACAGGAAGCGTTCTCAACAATATTTGCGGCAATGCTTCAGCGTGGCAAAGACCCAAACGTGACAGCCACGGAAAAGCAGACCAAGGAGCTTAAAACAGCCCTGAAGGAATTGAATCTTCCGCAGTGGATGGCAATGGGGAGCCTTGGACTATGAAAGCAAGAATTACGGTGACGCGATGGGAGGAAAGTGCGATTCACTGGTCATTTGAAAGACGCAATGCCATTCAGTTTGCCAGAGTCACGCGGAGCAATCCCGAAGATGCGAATTCACCAATCACCGGGCTATGGGCAGTCTATCGCAAAGGCACGATTCTTGAAGGCGACTCAGCGGAAAACGCTATCGCTGAAGGCGTCGCAGTTGAGGTGACAGAATGACGATCACCTACCTTGGAGACAATCACGGGCCAGCAACGAACACCAAAGGCCAGCGAAGCTATACCAGAACGTTTAAGCTGACGACATCAGCAAAGACTGAGCGGGCTTTTCACGTTGGATCACATGCCTCATTGCCAGTGATTGGCGAGGTACATCCTGACGACGCAGGAGCGTGGTGTACGACACTGCAGGTAGACCCGTCTGACCCGTGGAAGGGCTGGACCGTCACGGCCGAATATTCAACAGAACGCGAACTAGCGGAAGATCCGACGAGCGATCCGGCGGAAATCACATGGGGATACGAACAGTTTCAGAAGCCTGCCGTCACAAACTATGCTGGGCAAGCGATTTTAAACAGTGCTGGAGACCCGTTCGACCCGCCCATCATGATTGATGATTCACGCCCGCATGTGACGATCTCGAAGAATCTGGCATCGGTGCCGGTCTGGATTTTCACGTATCAGGACGCGATCAACTCCAGCTCGTTTACGGTTGATGGAATCACGGTTGCTGCGGGTCTTGCGAAAATGCAAAACATCACGATTACTCGTGGACAGTCTCGCAACGGCACATCGTTTCGCACGGTCACGTTTTCGATCCATCTGCAGAAACAGGGCTGGTCATCAAAGCAACTTGACGCTGGTTTTCGACAAATTGCCTACGGTGGATCTCGTGAAAACATTCGCAACGGATCAGATGATGAGCTTCCAGCGGCACCAGTTCCGCTCAATGGGGCTGGCGTGGCCCTTGATGATCCAGATCCCGCAACGGCGGTTTATCGCGCTGACGTTGTTTATGAGTCGAAGGACTTTTCAGTATTGCCACTGACATGACAGAACCGGCAATTGGTTTCAACAAAGAGGGATACGAGGAATACAAGCAGATCGCGCGTGAGGTGTCGCGTAGGATCATGAATGAGGGGCCGCATCGAGGGCGATGGCAGCAAAGAGAAGGCGGCTCAGGCGGAGGGCACACGATCTGGTTTACAATCGAAGATGTTTTGTGCCCGGACACTGACTACGTTTCCGAAACGACATTAGTTGCGACGGCAACGTGGTACAATTTAAGCTGCACGGGCACGCCACCGGGGGCGAACGACGACGGCACTTACAACGTCTATGATTTGTGCAATTACCTCAACGGACTAACGCCGACGGATCTTGTGAGTGGAACTGGGCGCGCCACGTACCATTATCCACTCACCGGCGAATGTGTGCCAAAGTGGATAATCGATGACCTTTGCCCGCAACCGGAGTGCTGACACATGCCTCCGAGGTATCTTCGCAGAGTATCACCAACACGATTGAAACACTGCCAGGAGCGAACATTCGAGGCGTGCGAGACTGCTTCGACAGATCAATGCTGTGGCGTGATTCCGTGCAAACTATGCATAGAATTTCAAACATCGTACGACACGTACCAATCGTCGGCAACGTTTGGATCATCATCGTGGACGGGCACACTGAACAGCATTTCATTCGTTGCGTTCTGGGAACGCAGTGCCAGCGATGTCTGTGAGTTTGTCGTTTACTTTGGCGGATATGAAGTCTATCGAGCATCGTGTTACGAAGGGGCATCATGCAGACGTCCAGCAGGCGAGACATCTGTGACGGTCGGCGGCGAATCGGGAACGCTCAGTTGGAGCGTGTACGAACCTCGGGAACTTGAGCTAATTGACGATCCAGACACAGGATGCCGAGACTTTTTTTGCGGTTCGTGCCGCTGCTCGTGCGAATGTATTTGCGTCAAGATCACGGAATATGGTGGTCGAGTTATTCGCGGAGAACTCTGCGACATTGCGTATGATTGCGATCCGCCAACGTGGGCCGGGGCCGTCGGATATTATGACCTGTCGTTCACGCTTGGGCGCGATCAATATGGCGAGTGTATTATAACTCCGAGTGTCGATGGTGACGAACTGGATTCAGTCGCGGCGGGCGGCTGCGGTTCTATGTCTGCATCAATTACGACTGCTGGCGGCGACTTGATCGAAATCAGTTGCAAGCAGTGCGTGTGCGAGCAGGCGGAACAGGATGTGTGTATTCCATGCCCGCCAGGAACGATTTACCCGTGGGCCGTCAGCGTCACATTCACGGAGCTTGGCGTATCTGCTGATTCAGGAAATCAATTTGACGAGGATCAGGACGGCGAAACGATTTTCAATTATCCGGTCGAAGGTGATTACGGCGGTTATACGATTCAGGCCAATTTCGGTGAATGCGATGCAAGCGTGGCAATTTCTCTCGGAGGCGTGAGTATTTGCACGTTTTCCGGATCAACTGGAAGCGGGTTATCTATGGAAGCAGTTGATTGTCCCGGAGATACCCTTACACTCATTTACACGATAACGTGTGAGAATGGATCAACCCTAACCGTGGTAATCAGTGGGTGATGACATGAAGGATGCGATAATTGGGATCCTTGCGGCTGTCCTTTTGCTGTGCTGCCTCTGTGTTCCACAAAGCGAAAATGCACCTACGCTGCAGGGAGTCTTTGAAGACATTGAGAAACGCAAAGCGGACAATCTATTGCAGGAGCAGATTGAGCAAGCAAAGCGAACCAAAGAGGCATACGAGGCAAGTTTGAATGCGACCAAATGAGATGACAGTTGAGCAGCGTGTTGAGTGGGCGAGAAACCTTGTTAATTTGAGGCGTTCCAATCACGTTTCACCAACACGGTCAGCCGGTCGTCAAGTCGCAATAGTGCCCCGCAAACCTTGCGGAAGCTGCAACGCTAATAAACGCGGAATGATTGCCAGAGCTATCGACCGCGTGAAAAACCTCAAAACCGCTGCCGTCAACTTCCTCTCCGATGGAATGCACGTTGCCACCGAAGAACAGCAGGCCCATCGATCGGCGATCTGTGCCAGTTGTCAGCTCAATAACGACGGTTGGTGCGACGATACGAAAGGCGGATGTGGGTGCAATCTGTCGCTAAAGGTCATGCCTCGGTCATCGTCCTGCCCGCTCGGGAAGTGGTCAGCGTATCGAGACGAATACAGGCCGCTAGTGAATCCGACTCGAAACCTGATGTTTCACCTGTATCCGCTGCGGGGCAAGGAATGGAACTGGCACTGGCACATTGAGCAGATCAGAAAGCATCAAGACAAGTTCAGCGGCAAGATCGTCATCGGTGTGGGCGTTGATGCGAAGACAGCCACGATGGATCAGGTTCAGGCGTCATTCGAGGGCATCCGAGTAGACCACTGGCTGCGAGCTGATAACAACAAGTTGGCCGAGACATTGACTCACGTTGAAATGCTGTCCCTGCTGAAAACGGACGATCCGAACGCGGTAATCTTTCGGGCACACACAAAAGGCGTCACCCACCAACGCGACTCTGTTGAGCAGAAGTGGGCAGAGATACTATGGGACGGCAACATGGATCTGCCATCCGTCGATGATGCTTTGGCGAGTCATGGAACGTGCGGTGTGATGCGGTCGCAAACTCCACTAGTAAAGAAAAAGCCGGGTGATTTCTTTTTTGCCGGTTCGTTCTACTGGATGCGAGCCAAGGAGGTGTTTGAACGAGATTGGACATGGAAAGAAAACAACAGATGGATTTCGGAGTATGTGCCGTCGCATTTGTTTGAGTTCGCCGAGTCCGCCTGCATATTCCATGATCTTGTTCCGTCATCGGTGCTGAATCACGCATACCTCGCAGAGCACGTTGAGCCAGAATGGGCAAGCTGGAAAGCAGCAAGGGGCATTGAATGACACTCACTGAAATCGCTAACCGGATCGGATGCGACAAGGGCACGACGGCACACGAGGCCCACGGATACACTCGCATTTACGAATCAGCGATCCAAGAAGAATGCACGCTGCTTGAAATTGGAATCGACAAGGGGCTGTCGTTGCGGATGTGGGCGGAATGGTCGGAAGAACTGGACCTGATTGCGATCGATAATCGAACCGAGACGATGACAGGTGATCTGTTTATGATTGCCGATTTGCATCATTGCGATCAGGGCAGCGTCGATTCGCTGGAGGACTTCGCAAACGGGATGTGTCGGGTTGATGTGATAATCGACGATGGTTCTCACAGGCCGAATGACCAACTGCTAACGCTGGAGACATTTTGGAAGCTGCTCAGATCAGGCGGCAAGTATCTCATTGAAGACCTGCATTGCTCGGCGTGGTTCCCAGAAGCAGAGCGGGCACATGCGAGAATCACGGCATTCGCAAAACGAACTGGCGCGGCTCATTCTTTTTTCTGCAATAATAAACTGGCGATGCTGGTGAAACCATGACTCCCGTCTATGTCAACACCTTTAACCGGCTGACGACCACACGCAAGCTCTGCGAACAGATTGCCGCACTCGACAACGCTGTCCCGGTGATCGTCGATAATGCTTCGACTTGGGAGCCTTTGCTGGACTGGTATCAGCACTGCCCATTCGAAGTGATTCGACTTGCCGAGAATATGGGCCACCATGCCCCGTGGAAGTGCGGAGCGACGGCAAGGCCCAACAATGGGTTCTATTGTGTCACTGACTGCGATCTCGACTTGGAAGGCGTGCCGGCCGATCTGATTGACGTGCTTCACAAGCCACTTACGTCATGGAGCAATCCGCCAGTCAAGTCAGGCGTGGCACTCCGCATTGACGATCTTCCACCGTGGCAAACCGTTGTCAAAGGGTGGGAGTCGACATTCTGGAACAAGCCCGTGGACGGCTTTCGATACTGGGCACCGATCGACACGACGCTGGCAATGTATCGCAGTCACACACCAGTCAGGATTGCCACGAAGGTTGCGGGGATTCGAGCGGTCAGATCGGGCGGAGATTACACGGCGCGGCACATGCCTTGGTATCTGGACCCGACGAATCTGGACGAAGAGAACGCCAACTACTTTGCGACGGCCAACAGTTCGAATTCGTGGCGGCCGGATGGGAACAGGCTCGTGTCGAGGTTTTGCATACAATGAATGTCATGTTACGGCCCGCAGCCCCGGATAAATAGGGGCTGCACAAAACGAAGCACTGGGAGATCCACTCCGATCGGGGTGGATCGC